AGTCGAGAGAAGCACATCAATGGTAGCGTCCTGATCTCCGCCCGCCGCTACTACGTCAGGCGTCAAGCGGACCTCAGAGACCGTACCGGCGAACGGAGCTTGATAAACCATCTCATCAGCCGCGATAACGTCCGTGCCGCCTAGCTGCTTGTGAGTGCCGTGGATGACGTGTTCCGAGTTGGAAGCAGGCCAAATTGTGCCTATACGGATGTCAGCCGCCCGCAGCGTAGCAGGAGCGAGCGTCATTGCCGTTGCCCCAGAAAAGTCTTGCTGTCCTGTATATTGGGCATCTTCTATTCTATTAGCCATCGTACTCGCCTTATGTTAGGAACTGACTTTGCGTTTGATCTTGAACCGCATACCAACCTGAGAAGTGTAAAGGTTGAATTCACTCATCGCGTCTTTGTCGAGCGTAGGGTCAAGCTGTGCTTCGTATACGTCAAAGCTTTTAATTACGTCGTTCGTATCTATCTGTCGCGTCCTGCTGGCATCGCTGAAGTAGTCGCGTATCTCTTCGCATAGTTTGACTGCTTTATCCTGTGGGGCGATGTCGTTAGGCTTCCCCTTGACAAGGGACTGGAAGCTAATGATCTGCTCTTCAAGTACGTTACAGCCTGCGAATTCAGACGATGACGTTGAAGGGAACACCCTGATTAAAGCCGTCTCTCCTTCTAATTCTTCTAGCGGCATGAGGTGCAAATAGGTACGCTCAGCCGTCAGCGGAAAGGACCACGTCGATTCGTTGATCTTATCCACCATCCATTGCATGAGGTCTACAATTGATGCAGTGTTAGTGCTGTTGCTCATGCCTTCCCTTCCTTCGTGTGGACTCTGATTGATAGTCTCTTGTGGTCTGAGTAGGTGAAGTGCTGTTGACTTCCGATCGCCGCGACTTCGTAGGTCTTGCCGTCGTAAACTATCCTATCCAACGCCTCGGGAAGAAACGCCACCGAGTCTTGCGACCATACGGCTTGATCTACATCAAACACAAAATCCATCGACTGAAAGTTCAGCCCAACCGAACCGCTGTCAATCTCGTATTCCACAAGGTTCGGACGTGCAGTTATAGCAGCAGAGAGTGTTGACCCTCGACTGTATAAGATTGCTTGCCCAAAGGCGGAACTACGCAAAGATTTACGTAGCTCCGCACCTTGTTCCAATAGACTCGCCATTGATAGGCTCCGTTACGAAGGCAACAGCGGTAGGCTGTACCATGTCGTCGCGTCAAGGGCAACTAACCGAACCGCAGTCTTTGCCGCAATGGTCAGAGCCGAGTCGGCAGCAATCGCATTGATCGCGTCAGACGATGCCGGGAAGATGTCCAACGTAGCATTGGCGGAATCTTCGTTCTTGATCTCAACCTGCAAGCCAGCTACGGCAGTAGGTAAGACAACCGCCTTGGTCGCGTCGGCACCTGTAACCAGCGTGAAGCCAGTCACAACAGCCGCCGCCGTGCCTTGACTGTTGCCAGTCGCCGCAACGGTTGCCGTCGGGATGATCGGCATGAGAGTGAATGTCTTCACTCCGCCGATAGTCTGGGCACCTTCATCGGTGACGAACGAAGCATCCGTCCCTGGATCGTCCAGGGTAACTACGGTCGCCTGAGCCATAGCACCGATAACGACGCCAACTTCATGATCGGCACCCTGATCGGTTACGCTGATTGCAGCATTACCGCTCGCAGCAGTTGAAGGGAAGATGTCCAGCGAACCAGCGGTTCCGCTTGCACCCAATACCGTGTCGGGGTTAATTGTCACTGTGCCATCGGCAATGATGGTAATTGCACCAGACGGTGCAACAGACTCGAAAGAGTCACCGTCAGCAACAAGAAGCTTACCGATGTCGTAAGTAACCGGGCTAGTGATGTCGGTTAGGTCCGTAAGACCAAGCGACTCAGCAGCAGCCGATTCCATCGAGCGAAGTTGGGCACGGACCTTTTCGTCCGTTCCGCCCACCGCGTCTTCGAGGCACCAACCGATAAACGGCCCGGCACTTCCAGTGGCCGTAGCGGCACCTGTACCAGCTTCACCGTTATACGGATCGCCGTCCGCGTCCCAATAGATCGCGTCACCATCGGTGAGGCTTTCGTTTTTGATTACGATGTCATAAACACCCTTAGTCGCAACAGCACCGAGGGCAGCGGCTTCGATGTCCCGCTTTGCGATTGTAACGAGTTTCGATCCCCGTAGAACAACAGCACCGGCGTCTGTATCTCCTGCTGGGGTTAGGTCAACCGCATCGCCTTCATGAATGAAGCGAGCTTGAAATTCCTGAGCCATGATATTATTTCCTTTTCGTTATTGGTTTGTAAAACCGGCAACCGCAGGATGGTTGCGGCTACCGGCCCCACAGGAGAAAGACTTACTTACGTAGTACCGTCCGAGAATACAGCACCACGGAAATCAACTTGAGCGATACCAAACCGCCAAGATACTCGCATCTGCATTCCGAACTGATTGAACGCCGCCGTTTCGGTTTCGATTACCGGCGTCTTCTGCCCATTGAGATAAGCAATCTCGAAGGCTGGAATATCGTTCGGATCGGCGAACAGATAATGACCCGTCGCACTGAAATTGGTGATCGTCTCATTGCTCAAATTTGCAGTGTCGAGAACTTCATACTTACCAACGTGAGGATTACTGTCCGTCTTTGGCGTGTCTGTCGTTGTCGTCTCGTTGACAGTCACCGTCTTGACTAGGCTGTCGCCTGTATCAGATAGCTCGACTGGCACGACAAGGAACTTAGGAATCGTGTCTAGTGCGATGTCGTCGCTGTCGGTCTGCTTACGCATGAGCGTTCGCAACTCCGTAAGAGACGCAATAGACAGTGCAGTAGTTGCCTTGTTATTGTTGCCGCTACCGAAGAAGGTTCCAGTATTCGCAAGCAGCAAACGCCAGAAGATCAGTTCGCGAGTATTGAACGCCATGCGAGAGAACCGTGCGGCGTTGCTTAGGAAAGCACCCATCTCGTCATTGACAACATCCTGCTCAGTTAGCTGGAGCATCTTGGCGAGTAGCTTAGCCTGGTTCTCGTAGGTCTCTTCGCTCATGGTCGCGTGCTTGATCTCGCCACCCGGTCCAACTTCTTCAAGTTCGCCGCCAAACGTGAGTCGTGCAGAGGTGAACTTCTGGTAGTTCGTGACGGAAGTTTCCGCCATGAGCTTAACAGCAATAGACTCACGCATCCCGAAGTCTTGTAGCAGCTTCTTATTCGCTACTTCGCCGAGGATCGTTGGAAGGCTGAGAGTCGTGAACCCGGATGCTTTAGCCGTTGGGCTAAACAGACCACGCGATCCCATCGCAAATACCTCTTGCACCTGCTCGGGTCCAAACGAATGAGCCGATACGCCACGGCCTGAAGCAGAAAGAGTCTCAGCGAACAATCGTTTAATGCCGTAGCCTCTCATTCCGCGAGATGTAGCCTCGGTCATTTCGTCGGCTGTATACTCGCTTTCGAGAGTCGCACCATCGATGCCGTAGGTGCTGCCGATTGCACAAGCTACGATCCGATTAACGTCAGGACGTGCCGAGATGCTACGAGGTGCAGGGGGTCGCCCTGATCCTGAGCGGATGGCATTGAGTCGGCTCTGAGTAGAGGCAATTCTGGCACTCAGCGTAGGACGTACCGCAGCGGATGCCGCAGCAGGTTCGGCTTCTGCTTCCTCTTCCTTCTCTTCTTTGCCTTCAGTCTCGGCTTCGGCTTCCGCCTCTGCCGGGGCTTCCTCCGCAGGTGCATCACCAAAGATTGCATCGAAACCTGCTTGCATTTTCGCAAGGTCTTCCTCGGAAATTCCTTCAAGGCTTACGCCGAGGCTCGCAGCGAATTCTTCAAAAGTCATATCTGACTCCTCTACTGTTGTGCCCAATTGGGCGGATACTGCCGCTGTGGCGTTTATGTCGCCGCCAACAGGCACAAAACTTGTTTCCCTAAGACGGGAATTATAAAGAACATTTAACGGGCCGTTGTATTGGCGTCCGTTTACGTTTACTACTGCATTTCGTGATACCTTTTTGACTTTTCCAAAGTCAACTGTTATCGATGACCCCCAAGGGAAACCGTTCTTAGCTGACTGGACAACGTGGTCCCTTGCCTTTCCAGGGAATGAAAGAGCCGCCTCAATCTGTACCTTGAAGTCTTCCTTCTTAATATCCGTGGAATGTCCTACTATTTGGTCTGGATCGTGGTTAAGCAGGATCGCTGTAGACTGCTCTGGAATAACTAACGAGTCGATGTCAATTACTACAGGCAGTTGAAAACCTTCTAACTGCATAGGCTCGCCAGTATAGCCAGTGATCTGTGCCGTCGGCAATTCTGCATCGCCATTGATCGTAGGCAACGATGCACATTCGACAACTGCAACTCGCATCTTCGCGTATTGCTTTATTCGTGTTTTGCTCTTAGGCATTATATTAACCCCTGTTTAGGTTTTACTTCCGTTCCGTCGCCTTCAGGTGGCGTTTCAGGCCCACCACCAACTGCCTCCCCGCCAAGACTAAGACCGATCGCTTTCGCGTATTCCTGTGCTTCTTTTCTCTCGTCGAATTTGTCACGCCAGTACTTACCCTTCCTAGCGTACAAGTCCTGATAGGTGATAGCACCAGTCTCAAGCTCAATCTTCTCAGCGTTGGCGTTCTTAACCGGATCGGAATGTAGCGTTCCGTCCAAGTCCCATCGGACATTGAAAGATGAATCGATAGAACGGAAAGACTCTGGTAGGTATCCTTCAATCAAGACGGCTTCACTTAGCCATCGGAAGAAAACCTTATTGAGAACTTGCCGGATCATGTCGTTACGGTCGATCTCAATCGCTCGCCAGTAAGATTGCTTGTCGAGTTGACCGCTTGCGTAGTTGTAGTCGCTACTGTCCCCTGTCGCCGCGTTGCGAGGCAGTAAGAGGCAACGTGCAATCTCACGCAATAGATGATCGTCGAACTCGCAGAATGAGCTTGTAGGCTGCTCTGCTTTGAGTTGCATTGCATCGTAGCCAAACGGAAGCATCGTGGCAGTATTGCGATGAATACTAAACGGATTATTTATAGACTGGGCTTGTGCAGGCTCAACGAATGCCGACATATTCGTCTTGATGACTGTGTTCATTTGGGCTACGTTAATAGCAGCGTCAACAGTCGCGATAAGGTACTGACGACGAAGAGAGAATAGCGGTAGGGCTGGGGTAAGTTCGCTTATGCCGCGATGCTGTTCAGGTCGCGTTGCCCTGTACCAGTGGATGACGTTTGCAGGATCGTGAGTCGCGTATTCGTTCCCCGTCCCTGAGAACTGCAATGATCCAGGGTAGTTCTGTAGAATCCAATACTCTGAGGTGTTTCCGTAAACGTCAAGGATAACTCCGTCGATATTATTCGGATCAGATGCCATCGAGAATGTTGGATCGGATAGACGGTCGCACTCTACTAGGCGAAAGTCCAATTCAACAGGCGTCCCAACGTGAGGGTTATGGGTAAGAAGTGCAATGCCTTCACCGCTAACAGCCTTAGCAATACGCAAAGTCCTCATACGAGAATTGAAATCAACAGCTTCCATCCATATCTTGAATTCATCCTCTACAAACTTCGCATCTTCATCGCCGCCTGCAATTAACTGGAACCCGATCTCCCGTCCTATGATGTCGTTGGCTACAGTAGCAACCATGCCATATGCAGACGGGTCTGATTCCATCTCGTACCTAGCACGGCTACGAGCAGTCCTACGAACCTCGAAGCTGTTCGCGTCATCGGCGGATAGAAGGTCGGCAGCAGAGTAGTAATTCGCGTTGTCCGTGTTGGTCTGCACGCCATCATATGACGCACTGACTGTAGGTGCGATGCTTTGCTTGCCGCCCTTGACTACGTGGCCTACTGCCTGCTTCATTCGCGTGAATAGTCCCATTAAGCTGTCCCCGGTCGTTTGAGCTTTTGGAATCCGAGAGGGAATACGCCGTTAGCCTGTGCTTGCTGGCTCTTTGCGTAACGATCAGCTTCGATCTGTGCTGAGATGGAAAATCGTGAAGCAGATTCACCATCGCCCGCAGAGGATTGGGGGCCGGATGCGTGTTGTGCGATAAGCTCTGGAGTAATTTCAGGTAATGCCATCGTTATCTCCGAAAGGTCCAAGCATAAAAAAAGCCGTAACAGGGGTGCAGCCCTGCACGGCTTTGGATATGCTTTTAAGTTGGGGTGACCGTCGCCACCACCTATATGATAACGATAACTAGAACTAGATCAAGCTAATTATTTAACCCAAACTGCTACATGTATCTATATTATCCCCATTTCCGCTTTTCCTCGGTTGGGAATCGCTTCCCGCATCTATTGCACCGACGATAGCGGGTTATTCCGTCAGCACCAGGATCGGTACTCTCTACCCGTGAGAACAGTGCGTTGCAATGAGGGCAAGCAAGCGATGCCCGCTTCTCTGGTTTCTTCTTAACCTTCTTAACTGGTAGCTTCTTCGCCATTACGATCTCCTTATCTAGTTAGTGTTCCAAATCCGCCTGATTGGCTGTGGACTTTATGTACTTGATGCTGTTGCTCTTGCGGTACTGCTATTGGTATGTATTTGGCCGCACCGTCCAAGTGTGCCCCCTGATTGCTAGCCGCCGCTAGGCAGTAGTCGAGGCAGTCGAACCAGTGGTTCTCTGTCCTGCCTGGAAGCTCTGACCATTCCTCAATGGATCGCTCCTCGGTAGCAACCGTCTTCGGGCGCTCCATCGTCGCATGGTCGAATAATAGGTGATGGTGCGAGGGTGATTCTTTATAGATCGATAATGCCCCGCTAGCCCCCTGTGGTGTCTGCAGCCTAGAGGACAGAAACGATTTCCAGTAGTTCGTGTCCATTACCATGTGCTCCGGTTCGCCACGCAACCGGTCAGTATATAAGTTATCTCCAGTTTTTCGTCCACGCCTGCCGCGCCTTGCAGCCTTAACCGCGTCATTCAGCGGTCTCTGCTTGGCTGTTATTCCACGCCCGAACACCCCAAGGGTTTTCCCTAGCCCAAAGTCCTGTATAGCGCCATACACAGTCTCCTTCCTCCACCCTGCGTCTGTCGCTAGACTGACAACTGGCAACTTCAGACCATCCGAACGGATAGCACCGCCATTTAGCATGATTGGCATGAGCTGTTGCAGCGCGTGCCGCATTATTCCCTCCGGCCCTGCTATTCCAAGCTTTGCCGCCTCGGTTACCATGTCGTCTGACGTTCTGCCCCTAGTAAAGTTCCGCGATCCAAGCCCAGGCCATGTCCCGTAGTCCGATATGCCGCATGTAAAGCTGTCGGCGTTGTACCATAGCAGCATCCAGAACAGCAGATTGTCGTGGCAGTCAATACTCGCCACACATCCGGTAGCCTCTATGGGCGCCGTGCCTCTTGCATAGCCACCAATCTGCCGTATTAGGATTTCTCGTGTGATACCGCCCGCTTCGATGTTATGGCCTAGCGGTTCATTCTGCATCTCGGACGCGAACATGTCCGGATCATCGGCCCAGTAGTTCATTGCAGTCTGAAGTGCTGACATATCGCCTTCTGTTACCCGTTCATTCCACGATAACGCGGCACCGGCTTCCATCTCGGCTAGGTTGGCTTTAAGGAAGTCATCTTCAACGGTCCTTGGCCCGTCATCCCGCAACCGTTCCGCCCGAACCTCAGCGTATTGGCTCCATAGGTCCATCCGATCTGGCATCGGCTCGAGCATTTTGTACGTTTTGCCACGCCATCGGGGGTGTAGGTTCCGATCTAGTAGCTGTGAAGATAGGCAGTTCGTCTTCATCTTAGTGCAGGCGATAACAGCCGCCATACGAACGCCCGGCCCTGCTAGTCCGAGTATGCCAGAGTGGATAAGCCGGATACGCTTGGCAGATTGAGCCGCACTTGCCGCCGATTCCATCGTTTGCGGATCGTCTATAAGAGCGAATGATGGCCGGATGATGGTTCCGTCTGATCGAGCATACCGCAAACCGTGGAACGATCCAGTCAGCCCATGAGCAGAAACCACGATCTCATCTGTCGGATAACCAACCCTGGCACTCACGATCTTGTCCGATCCCCAATGAATCAGCGTCTTCTCGCCGTCCTTATCCCGCTGACCACCACATCGACGTGCTTCACCTTCCAATGCAATGAACGGAACCGATAGCTCTGGAAAGTCAGCCGCCCACTCTTCATCGTTCATTATCGCGGACTTCAGGGCATCCATCAGATTAGAGACTGCAAGCTCTTGAGTCGAGCCGATCATCACGATATACTGTTGATGGCCATACGACATCGCCCATCTTGCACCCTCGATAGCGATAGTCGTTTTGCCGCCACCTCGCTGCATGGCGATAGCGAATAGACCGCCATTCAATGCCGAGTCTTGAATCTTGGCTATCTCTTCTAAATGAGGTTCGCCAAACTCCCACACGCATCGAGTCGCCGCGTAAGTCCGAATGAATTTGAGCAGGTCGAACTCGCAGGAATCGCGACGGTCCTTATCTGCTGGCGGGGGGATAGGTGGGAGACATTGACCGCCCTTGACTCGCTCAGCTTGACGTTCTGATACGTCGGCGATATGTGCTTCATAGCTTCGTGCCATCCATGACGCTCGTTATGTTAAGCTAGATAAATAAATACTACAAAGTGCCCTAGG